ACTGGGGATTAATTATGAGGAGCGTTCTGAGCCGTTTCTTGGTTCATCTGGTGTAACGCATCCGTTATTGAGCGAGGCTGTGACGCAGTTTCAGGCGCAGGCATACAAAGAGATGTTGCCTCCGGGTGGTCCTGTAAAGACGCAGATACTTGGTCAGCAGACCAAGGAAGTTGAGGATCAGGCCCAGCGTGTTAAGGACTTTATGAATTACCAGATTACGGAGGTAATGGAGGAGTTTGATCAGGACACGGATCAGATGTTGTTTTACCTTCCGATTACTGGTTCTACGTTTAAGAAGGTTTACTTTGATCCCACTCGTCAGAGGGCGGTATCCAAGTTTGTTCCGGCTGAAGATTTGATTGTTCCTTATGCTGCGTCAGATTTGCGTACAGCGGAGCGTTACACTCACGTTGTTCGTATGACTGAGAACGATATAAGGAAGTTACAGGTAGGAGGTGTTTATCGAGATGTTGACTTGTCTGCAACAGAAGATGAAGAGTCTGACTCGACAATTCGTGGAAAGGCTGACGAGCTTCAGGGTTTACGCCCGGGATATAGTGATGAGGTGTATACACTTTACGAAATCCATGTTGACTTGGATCTTGAGGGATTTGAGGATTTGGATGAGGAAGGTGAAGCTACGGGTATCAAGCTGCCGTATATCGTCACTATGGACGGTGATTCGGGACAGATTCTCTCGGTAGTAAGGAACTATCGTGAGCAGGATCCAATGCGCCGCAAGCGTGATTTTTTTGTTCACTTCAAGTTCCTGCCCGGTTTTGGTTTCTACGGGTTTGGCTTACTGCATATGATTGGAGGATTATCTCGTGCTGCCACATCTATTCTCCGTCAGCTTATTGATGCGGGTACGCTCTCGAATTTACCGGGTGGTTTCAAAGCCCGTGGTGTTCGTGTACGAAACGACGATGAGCCTATTAATCCGGGTGAGTTCCGCGATATCGATGTTCCCGGCGGTGATGTTCGCAATTCTATTATCCCGTTGCCGTACAAGGAGCCTTCTGCAACGCTGGCTCAATTACTCGGGGTGGTCGTTGATTCAGGTAGACGATTTGCACAGGTTGCGGACACAAAGGTCGCAGATGTCAACTCACAGGCTCCCGTGGGAACAACAGTGGCCCTGATTGAGCAGGGTTCAAAGATTATATCAAGCATTCATAAGCGGCTGCATTACGCTCAGAAAGCTGAGTTTCGTATGCTGGCGGAGATTTTCTCTACTAACCCTGTGCCGTATCCATATGCTATCGGGGCGAATATAAATCCCGCTATCATGGCGCAGGACTTCGACGGGCGCATAGATATTCTCCCTGTATCTGACCCGTCGATTTTTTCTATGGCCCAGCGTCTGTCTCTTGCACAAACACAGTTGCAGTTAGCACAGGCCGCGCCGCAGATGCATAATCTGTATGAAGCCTATCGCCGGATGTATGATGCATTGGATGTGAAGAACATCGACGCTATCTTACCAGCGCCGCAGCCACCGCAGCCGAATGACCCGGCTATGGAAAATGCTATGGCTCTGAAGGGTGCACCTAGTCAGGCATTCAAGGAGCAGGATCATCGTGCTCATATCAGAGTTCATGCATCCATGATTCAGTCCCCTGCTATTCAGGCTAGTCCGCAGGCTTTCTTGTTGTTGCAGGCTCACATTCAAGAGCATGTGTCTTTGTTTGCTAGGGATATTGTTGAGGATGTATTCCAAAAAGCAGTTCAACAGGCACAGATGGCAGGAGAGGTAGTGCCACAGGTTGACCCAATGGCTGTTGAAGCTATGGTTGCACAGCAGATTTCAGAAACACTTGAACAGTTGTCACCTCTTCTGATTCCGCCGCAAAAGCCTGACCCACTGGTTGAGATTCGCCAGCAGGAGTTGCAGAACGATACCACAGAGATCCAGCGTAAGATGCAGAATGATGCAATGGACTTCCAGATTGATCAGGCTAAGTTAGAGCAGTCGGCACAGTTGGCTATGCAGCGTATGCAGGCGCAGCAGGGTATTGCCAATGATCGTAACGATGTGAACATTTATCGTATCAACACACAGGCTGACCTAAAACGTGAGAGGTAGATGTATCAGGCGATTGTTGTTGCTTGCATGATAGCTAACATGGAAATCTGCGTAACTTTTGAGGGGCAACAGTGGTTCGACATAGAGCAGACATGTAAAGTCAGGGCGATGGGTATGGCAAGTGATGTACACAAGTACTACAAAGGCTACAAACCAGTCAGTTACAGGTGCAGAGCTTTGCCTAAAGGTCAACTGTCTAGGTAATAGGGGTACGGTTTGATATGTATGAGTACAAAATCAAAGAAGTAGTCAAGGTGGTTGACGGTGACACCGTTGATATACTCATAGATCTTGGCTTCGATCTTACCAAAAAAGAACGTGTTAGACTGACTGGTATTGATACACCAGAATCCAGAACCAAAGACTTGGAAGAGAAAAAACTTGGTCTTGAAGCCAAGGATTTTTTGGAGCGCCGCCTGTCAGAGTGTGACAAACTGTGGGTAGCTACCGAAAAGGACGGCAAGTACGGTCGAATGCTTGGGACTATTTGGTGTGGTGTTATGAACATCAACGAGGAAATGGTCAGTCGTGGTTATGCGTGGGAGTATGACGGCGGGAAGAAAGAGAAAAACTTGGATGACCTCAGAACGATTAGGGGTATTATCTGATGGAAGAAAAGAAAAAACCTGTTGAGGTTAATGTCGGACAAAACAGCTTTGAGCTAGTGCTTCGTATACTGGGTAATGAATTTGTAGCTATCAAGATTGGTTCGACCAATTTCAGCGGCAAGCTAATAGCTGGTTCAATCTTGCTGCTTTTCTTTACCTTCATAATGCTTGAAGTATTTGGGCTGTCAAAGGTTCTGGGTGTTGAATAGTGGCAACCAAGATAAATGAGAACACTGAACTATCAATGCCTATACGGAACCTCATGGCGATGGTTGTTGGGGCGGCTATTGGCACATGGGCATATTTCGGAATCATTGAACGCCTGAATACGATTGAAAATAAATTTGTCTTGATAGAGGCTGACTTAGGACAAAACACAGAGTTTCGCATAAAATGGCCTAGAGGTGATATGGGTGTTCTGCCAGCCGACAGTGAACAGTATATGTTGATTGAACATTTAGCAGAGCAACTTGGGAAGCTTCAAGAACAGATAGATGAAGGTCGCGCTCCGCATGACCAGCAACAAAAATTGACATTAGACTTCTATGAAAAAAGAATTACAAATATTGAGAGTCAGATAGAGAAGCTTAGGAATGGACGCAACGGTAATTAAAACTATGACGTTGATTTTGTACATGAGCGGCGATGTATCAGAGCATACCGCTTATGAGCAAATTTCTAAATGTTTGAAAGCCAAGCGCACCATAGAGCGTAATCTATACAAAAAGTCTACTTCTGTGCGGTATTCTTGTGAAAATAAGACCGTTGAGGTATCAAAGAACACAGATGGCACGAACTATATTGTGAGGATCATAGAATGATACAGGCTCTTATAGGACCACTAGGAAACCTTGCTTCAACGTGGCTCGAGGGTAAGGTTGAAACCAAGAAAGCCGAGGCTGGTGCAAAGGTTGCCAAGGCCAAGGCTGAAGCTGTCATTATGCAGAAGAAGGCCACAGGCGAGATTGACTGGGATCTCAAAATGGCTGATGCTTCTGCACATAGCTGGAAGGATGAGTGGTTAACTGTACTTTTTTCGGTTCCATTAATTTTGGCATTTTGCGGAGAATGGGGGAGACAAATTGTATCTGATGGGTTTACTGCTCTTGAGGCCATGCCGGAGTACTATCAATATACTCTTGGTACGATTGTTGCTGCCAGTTTTGGTATGCGCGGTGCCGCTAAGTTTTTTGGTAAGAAGTGATGTCAAAGCGCCTTCAGAAAGACAGCGGCTACGACCAATACGATATGGATGGCGACGGGGTAGTTACCGACGAGGAGCTTGAACACGCCAAAGAGATCAGGCAGACTGAAACAGAGTTACGAAAAAATCTAGCGCAACTGCGTATGGCAAGGTACACACTGATTAGTATGGGTGTGTTTACCGCAGCCATGTTTTTTATACCTTTAGATAGAGTTACAGCTTTGTCTGATATATCTAATTTGTTTTATATTTCCGGCGCGGGTATTGTTGGGGCGTTTATGGGTGCTACAGCGTGGATGAATCGGAAGTAGGCAAGAGTCCGTGCGTAGGTATTTGTGTCTTAGACGAAGAAGGTGTAAGATGTATTGGCTGTGACAGGACCATAGAAGAAATTATTGATCGAGGGAAGAATGGCAAGACCAAGATTAAACCAGTTTGCAGATGATCTTAGTATTACTCGAGGATCAGCACAAAAGTTAATGAAGGAAGCTCGTGGTCGCAAGGACGGTGGGTCAGAGACATTGGAAAAACACATGTCATCAGTTGTAAATGCCAAGAATGGCAAGTACATGTCGTGCCGTGGCATGGGCAAAGCACTCAAAGGTGGAAAGTTCCGTGGAGTTAGTTAATGGGTAACTGGAACCAAGATTCATCTGGTCTGTCCGATGAGGATATGGATCAATCCCTACAGCAAGATATTGCGATGGCGGGGGCTATGGCTGACGGGGCGCAGACCACAGGTAATTACACCTTTGGTGGAAACTTTGTAAACGACGCTGATAACCCGGGCTACACTGGTCCATCGACCAATATGAACCAAGCTGTAGCAGACATGCAGAGTCTTTTTAATACTCAGCGTGGAATTACTGCCTCGAATCCATATGGTAAAGAGGGCCTTTTTAGCCGAGTTCTTGGTATAGACCCCAGTAAGATAGACTATTCAGCCAACATGAATCTGAATACTCGTATGGGTATTGCTAATAATCAGTTTTCAAAGTACATGAACCCTCAAAATGTAAAGGGTCAAATTGGTTACAACCCCGCTTATGACCCGGCTGGAGAAGGAAAACTTCGCGCAGGGGTGCAGGACGCAGGATATCAAACAGTTTATGGGCCTGTAATGGAGCAGGCTCGAAAGCAAGGCACAGGTGAAATGCTTGCCCGTGGAGCAATGGGTCTTGCTGGTGGGCCCATTGGTATGGCCTTGGCTCAGATAGGTACTAAAGAGTACGGCTTGCCCGGTGTGACTGGTTTTGAAAGGTTCGATCCAAATAATCCAAATCCGGGTGGTGGTATTCTAGGTCAGTTTCTTGGCGGGTTAAATCCTACTCAAGCCAAAGATGCGCTTGTTGGTGCTTTTGCTCCTGTGGTCCCAGCCCCAGAACCTACTTCGATAGGCACTGCTCCAGCGGATATTGGAAGTGGGTCAAAAACATTAGAAAATGGAGTCACTATAACCCCGATGTCAAACGGGATGAATGAGATAACTATGCCGGATGGCAGAAAAACAACACAGAATCTTGATGGCACAATAAATTCATTTTCTTCTAGACCTGATCAACAACAGTCATCCTTAGACCCTGATCGTGTCATGGATGCTCTGACAGGTGGAATTAGAGGAGGGATACCTACAGCTCCGAACATGACGGGTGAGCAGCTTGCAGGGCTTGACACCCTTGGCGGCTATCTTGGTAGAAATTCTGTGGAACTAAGCCCCAATGTTCAGGATTTTCTAGACGAGCATGGAATGTCTGTAAGAGACTTAATGGATAAGGATTTTTCAAAAGTTCCAAATGGTGCCCGTCTTCCTTCAGGGCAAATAATGGGTCCAGAGTTTAGGCCAAATCAAATTTCTCCAGCACCAGAACCTAACATTATGCAACTGATCGAAGATGCAACTAGAACGACAGCACTTGGTGGCTCTTCAACAGCTAATCAATTTGCTCAAGTAGATTACTCAAACCTCAAAAATGTTGGGGGCAACATGTATCAGCCTGTTCCTGAGACCAGTGCTTTTGACAGCTTCCTTGAGAAGTTCGGGATGAAAGAGCGTAAAAGAAGATCTAGTGGACAGATTTACTCTCCAAACAAATCAAGAAGTTTCTTTGATAACCCTGTTGGGTATTTGCTTGGAAGCTAGTGTAGAATAATATGAGAGAACTCATAGAAAATTGGGTACACACTGATTTAAGTGTGGTTGACGCACAAGCTGGCTTCGCTCCTTGTCCTTTCGCAAAGAAGGCACTACAGGACGATAGGTTAAAAGTTGTTGAGTGTCTGGATCAGGAAGATTTGTGGAAGACTGTAGTAGCGCAGTGTAAAAAGCTTACCTCTAAACACTCAGTTGTAATTTGTGTTGAGGAGAATGCAGAGCAGCCCTATGATCAAGTTGAAGCCGCATGTGTAGTAATGAATGAATGGTTTGCTTCTAATAAGATAGATTTATGGTTATTAGCTTTTCAAACAGATTTTACAATGGTATTCATACAAAGGTTGTCAGAGTTAGATGATGCTAGTAAAAAGCTAGAAAAAATGGGATACTACGAAAACTACACAAAAGAAGATTATATAGGTCTAATCTTAACCCGAAGAAGGAAACGAGAAAATGGCTGGAGCTAAAAAGAAAGTTATGCGCCGCAATCGTGGTGGTAATGTAGTAGCTAAAAAAATGATGGGCGGCATGAACAAAGCCAAGAAGATGGCTATGCGTCGTATGCGCGGAGGCGCTATAAAAAAGAAATAAGGGGCATGCATGGATGTTTATAATTTTATTAGTCAATACAACAAGAGATTGATTGATAGGATGGATGACATAAGTCAATCCATCACAAGTGGTAGTGTTTCCGATTGGGAGGACTACAAAGCAAGAGTCGGCGAAATACAGGGTGTCGCTTATGCTCTTGATGAATTAAAGGCCCTGCTGAAAAAGGTGAATTATGTCGAAGACACTGATAGTACCTGACTACGTTGTCGCGCAACGCGAAGCGAAAAAGAAGGCCGAAGAGGCCGCAAAGAAAAAATCCCTTACAGAAAGAATTCCACAACCCACTGGATGGCGTATATTAGTCATGCCGTATATGGGCCGTGATAAGACTGAAGGGGGTATTTATGTTCCTGATCAAGTTAGAGACCGTGAGTCAAAGGCTACTGTTGTAGCTTATGTCGTAAAGGTTGGACCTCTAGCATACAAAGATGCCGACAAATTTGGTGGCGGTGATCCTTGGTGTAAGGTAGGTGATTGGGTGTGTATCGGGCGCTACGCTGGATCTCGGTTTAGTATCGAGGGTGGTGAAGTCCGCATTATTAACGATGACGAGGTCATCGCAACCATCGTCGATCCAGACGATATCAAGTCATACGGAGGGTAGTTGTGTCAACTAACGCCGCAGAAACTGAAGAAAAAGAAGTCGAAGTTATAGAGGCAGAGGATGATACTTCTGCGGAGCTCGAGGTTGTTGAAGAGGAGCAACAAGAGGAAGGATCCGAGTCAAAAGAAGAGGAGCTTGAGCAGTACTCTAAGTCTGTGCAGACTAGAATAAATAAATTAACGCACAGGTATCGTGAGGAGGAAGCTCAAAGGAAAGCCGCTGTTGACTTTGCAGCAGAAGTAAAGAAACAGAACGACGAGCTAAAAAGTCGTTTAGAGTCTTTGGATCAATCTTACGTCGGTGAATTTGACACTAGAGTTAAATCACAGGCGGAGGCTGCTAAACAAGCGTATCAAAAAGCTTACGAAGAAGGCGATGCTGACGGCATGTTCGAGGCTCAAAAGAACATAAGCCGTTTAGCTCTAGACGAAGCGCAGTTGGATCAAGCTCGAAAAAGGCAAGAAAGAGCCAGTGTTGCTAAAGAAGAAGCAAACAATGCTCCGGCTCCGCAACAACAAGCGGCGCAACAACCTGCTCCACCTGATCCGAAAGCGGAGGCTTGGGCTTCTAGTAATGAATGGTTTGGCACTGATCAACCCATGACATACGCTGCTTTTGGCGTACACAGACAGTTAATCGAGGACGAAGGATTTGACCCAGCGTCCGATGAGTACTATAATGAACTTGACAAGAGGATTCGTGCAGAGTTTCCACAAAAATTTAAGGAAACAAAGCGCGGTGATTCTGGACCCCGAGTCGCTTCTGCGGAGTCCAGTGCTTCTAAAGCACCGTCAGGGAAGGGGCGCAGAACAGTCAAATTGACTCCTTCGCAGATCGCAATAGCGAAAAGGTTAAATGTTCCGCTTGAAGAATATGCAAAGTATGTTAAGGAGTAAGAGATGACTGATTCTACAAGAACGCCACGCGAAGCGACAACTCGCGCTAAGACCCAGAGAAGAAAGCCTTGGGCACCTCCTTCTAAACTGGAGGCCCCGAAAGCACCGGACGGTTACCAACATCGTTGGATTCGTACATCACTTCGTGGTGAGGATGACAAGATGAACGTAAACGCCAAGCTTCGGGAAGGTTGGGAGCCTGTACGGGCTGACGAATATCCTGAGATGGCTGGTAAGTATCCAACCATCGATGATGGTCAGCATGCAGGTGTAATAGGAGTAGGTGGCTTAATGCTTGCTCGTATCCCAGAGGAAACGGTAGAAGAGCGAACTGAATACTATCGGGAGCAGACCCGTCAACAAATGGAAGCCGTGGACCAAAGCCTGATGAGGGAACAACATCCCTCAATGCCTATCCATTCGGATAGGAAAAGCCGTGTATCATTCGGAGGTAAGTCAGATGGCTGACCTCCTACAAAACAAGGAGTAAGCAATGGCAAACACTAATGTTGCCTTCGGCCTCAAGCCGATTAACACTGCGGGTAGCACTCCAGCTACTGGCGGTGTAAATGCATACCCCATCGGCAGTTCCGCAGCAGCAATATTCCAAGGTACTCCAGTAAAGTGCGACAACGGTGGTTCAATCGTTGTTGGTTCTGCTACAGGAGACACCGTGGCGTATGTTGGCGTGTTCCAAGGATGTGAGTATGTTTCAGCCACTACCGGAAAGAAAGTGTTCTCGAACACATGGGCCGGTTCAGGAAGTGCAGACACAAATTTCCCGATCACAGGATTTGTGTATGATAACCCACTTCAGCGCTTCATTATCGCTACAGATGCGACAATTACAGATGAAGCAACTGCGAAAGCAGCTATCTTTGAAAACACAATGTTAGATAGCGGCGCAAGCGGAAGTACAACCACAGGAATCTCATCCGCAAAGATGGATGTTGCTACATTAGACTCATCAAACGCCTCTCTTCCTTTGAAGATTGTTGGCATTCTTGATGATGTAGACAACGAAGACTTTGCAGCCGCAGGTATTCCTATGATTGTGATGATCAACAACCATGCATTGCTTCAGGCCGATTCTGAAGCGGCAATTTCATAGGGAGTTAGATAATGGCTATTTCTCGCGCACAACTTGCCAAAGAACTAGAGCCCGGTCTAAACGCTCTCTTTGGAATGGAATACACCCGATACGAAGGTCAGCATGCTGAAATCTTCGACACCGAGTCTTCTGACCGGGCGTTTGAAGAAGAGGTAATGCTGTCAGGTTTCGGTGCAGCACCTGTTAAGGGTGAAGGCACAGGTGTCACTTTTGACGATGCCAACGAAGCTTACACTGCTCGTTACAACCACGAGACAGTGGCAATGGCCTTCTCAATCACTGAAGAAGCAGTTGAGGACAATCTTTACGATCGTCTTGCTTCTCGGTACACTCGTGCCCTTGCTCGTTCAATGGCACACACAAAGCAGGTTAAAGCTGCCGCAGTTCTTAACAACGCTTTCTCCGCTGGCGCATTTGCTGGTGGTGACGGTGTTGCTCTCTGCGCCACTAATCACCCGCTTACAAACGGTGGCACATTCGCCAATGAGCCAGCAACTGCTGCTGATTTGAATGAGACTTCTCTTGAAGACTCTCTTATCACCATCGCTGGTTTCACTGACGAGCGCGGTTTGATTATTGCCCTTAAAGGCATGAAGCTTATCGTTCCTCGCCAGCTTCAGTTTGTTGCCGAGCGTCTTATGGTATCAAACCTTCGGGTAGGTACAGCAGACAACGACACAAACGCATTGCGCTCAATGGGCATGCTTCCAGACGGTTATGTAGTCAACGACTTCTTAACTGACACAGACGCATTCTTCATTAAGACTGATGCACCAAACGGCTTCAAGCACTTTGAGCGTATGGCTCTGTCAACTGCAATGGACCCAGACTTCGACACTGGCAACATGCGGTACAAAGCTCGTGAGCGTTATAGCTTCGGCTTCTCAGATCCTCGCGCAGTGTTCGGTTCACCGGGCGCATAAGTGTAGGCAAAATGATATTAAAGGGCAGCTTCCATGCTGCCCTTTTTTGTTGTACAATGTTTTATTCCTGACAACTGCATTGGGCGGTTGACACTAGCCACGACAGGAGACTTAAATGGCTACCACTACTTTCTCTGGTCCTATTAAGGCCGGAACTATCAAGAACACAACAGGCACGACTCTCGGCTCAAACATTGCTAACGTCGGTCAAGTTGTTATGGCTCAGACATTTTCAGCAGACCTATCAGGTGGTGCTTTAGCTGCTGTAGTTACTGATGTTGTTATCCCTGCAAACTCTCAGATCATTGATTGCGTGATTGACGTTATCACCGCAGCAAGCGGCACAACTAACCTTAGTGTCGGTGACACTGTGGGTGGCGCAGCTACAATCCTGAACACTTTTGCAAGTGGGACATCTGCTGGACGTAAGTACCCAACAACTCAGGCTGGCGCTGCATTAGCTTGGCAGGACACTGGTACAGCAGACATTCGTTTGACTGTGACAGCTTCTGCTGCAACAAACGCGGGTCTTGTTCGTTTTACAATCCTGTATCAGCAGAACAACAACCTTGCTTAATAGGAGGGCGGAATGGCTGCTTCTATCACAGCAAAAACAGTTACAGCTACCGGAACAGTGCTGGGTGGTAGAACTCGTTTAAAAGCTTTCTATGTAAAGACAGCTTCTAGCGGGTCACCTGCGGTGGTGTTTAAAAACGGCAGTGGCGGTGCAACTCTGTTGTCGATGGTGTTCCACACATCCGACGACAATCAGATCACCATACCTGACCACGGTATGATCTTCGATGATCAGTGTCATGTGACACTCACCAACGTAGATTCGCTTACTGGATTCTTTGGCTAATGGCTAGAAAACCAGCCAAGATGCCAAGTCGTAATAAGAAAAATTTCCGCTCTACAAAATCTGGAGCGGGAATGACCAAGGCTGGTGTGGCGGCGTACCGCCGCGCCAACCCCGGGTCAAAGTTAAAGACCGCTGTTACTGGTAAAGTAAAGAAGGGGTCCGCATCTGCTAAACGTCGTTCTTCATACTGTAGCCGCTCAAAAGGGCAGATGAAGATGCATAACATCAATTGTAGCAAAACGCCTAAGAAACGTATCTGCGCTGCACGGCGGAGGTGGAAGTGCTAATGGACAATAAGATATTTATTGTAGCCCTGTTGGGTTTCTGCGGGTGGATTGGTATGTCTGTCACAGACTTAAAAACCGAAGTCGCAGTGGTTAATATGAAGGTCACGGAAAACCATAAGATGTTAAGAGTTTTGTGGGATGATTTCTTGGAGAAGAAAAATGACAATCTCGCGTGGATCGATGACAAAGCAAATATCAAAGCCACCACAAAGACGGAAAAGACCATCCAGTAATCCCAGAGTTGCTAGGGGGTGCGGTACTGTTTTAAGTGACAGAAGAAAAGTAACTAAACGTGCAAGAAGGAAAAAAAGGAATGGCTAAAGATGCATGTTACAGCAAGGTTAAGCGCCGTTATAAAGTCTTCCCGTCAGCGTATGCAAGCGGGGCAATCGCCAAATGTCGTAAAGTCGGCGCAGCAAACTGGGGAAACAGCAAGAAAAAAGCAAAAGGGGGAACATTTAAATACCGAACAACCAAGATATATTGATAGCGGCCCTGTAATTCTACGACCGTGATTAACCAGAGAGATAATTATGGAACCAATATCAACGGCCTTGGCTGGGATAGCTTTAGTTAAAAGCGCCGTTGACGGTATTAAAAGCGCCATTGGCACAGCTAATGATATAGGAGACATCGCGGGTCAGATAGATGCTTTGTTTACAGGTCAAAAGCAGGTAAACGAGGCTAGGAACAAAAAGTCTGGCGTTGGTATAAAAGATCAGTTTGGTGTTGAGTCCGTTGCTCGTGAAGTTATTGATGCTAAGATAGCAGCCGAAAAGCTACAAGAAGTAGCTACTATGGTGAATATGCGTTTTGGACCGAATACATGGAAGAATATTTTAGAAGAAAGACAAAGAAGGATACAAGAGGCAAAAGAGGCTGCGGCGGCAGAACGTAGGCGAAAGCTACAAGCGTCCAGAGAATTTGAAGAAATGATAAAGCAAATTGTTCTTGTTGCTACTATTATAGTTATCTCTCTTGGTTTGTTTGTTTATTTGTTTGCAGTTATTCAGTAAGTATGGATGAGATATGGCAGTACGAAAGACTAAAAAGGGAGCGGCCCTTAAACGGTGGTTCAAAGAGGACTGGAAAGATGTTTCCACGGGGAAAGCGTGTGGGCGTCGCAAGGGTGAAAAACGGGGTACTCCATATTGCCGCCCCTCAAAGCGGGTTTCTTCTAAGACCCCTAAGACATCCAAAGAAATGACAGCAGCAGAAAAACGTAGTAGAATATCACAAAAGAAGAGACTAGGACAGCCAGCGGGTAAGCCACGCAGAGTAAAATCTTTAAGAAGGAAAAAATAATGGCTCTTTCAGGATCCAGAAACTTCGAGCTAAACGTCGCTGAAATTATTGAAGAGGCGTATGAGCGGTGTGGGTTAGAAGCTCGCACTGGTTATGACTTTAAAACAGCAAGGCGCTCTCTTAACTTAATGTTTGCTGACTGGGCTAACAGAGGTCTTAACCTGTGGACGGTTAAGCAAGGCACACAAGCTTTGACATCAGGCACAGCGACATACACCTTCACATCAGACTATACGGACTTGTTGGAAGTAGTAATACGTCGCAGTGGCACAGACTTTGAGTTGTCGCGGATGTCTAGGGGTGATTACTTAACGATCCCTGCAAAAACAACAGAAGGTCGTCCGAGTCAGTATTTTTATAATCGTCAAACACTACCACAGGTGACGCTGTGGCCCACTCCAGATAGCTCCACAGATACTTTGATTTACTATTTTGTGCAGAGGATGGATGACGCTGACACATTGGTAAACACTAATGACGCACCGTTTCGGTTCTATCCTTGTATGGTTGCAGGTCTAGCTTATTACGTCGCGATGAAGAAAGCCCCGGATAGAATTCAGCTTTTAAAGTCAGTGTACGAAGAAGAGTTTCAACGTGCAGCAGATGAGGACGAGGACAGAGTGCCGCTGAAGCTTCAGCCAAGTATTCAATATCTTCGGGTTAATTAATGGCAAGACACGCATCTGGTAAAAGGGCTTGGGGTCTTTCGGATCGTTCCGGGTTTCGGTATCGTCTTGCAGAGATGTTGGTTGAGTGGAATGGTCTTAAAGTTGGGCCAGATGAGTATGAAGAGAAACACCCACAACTGAACCCACGCAGAATAGGGCCGGACCCACAGGCTCTTTTACAACCTAGACCGGACACAGCCACCGAGGTAGCTGGTCAGGTTCTTTTAGTGATGAACCCCTTTCAGTCAGGAAGCGCGGGTTCCTCTGTGATTACTGTGTTTGAACCATCTCATGGACGCAGCACATCCAATGTTGTTATTTTCCGTAAAACACAAGCATTTGACGGTTTTTCCACAACCGTTTTGAACAAAGCTGCTGGGTACACAATCACCGTTGTTGATGCCAATTCGTATACAATTACAGTTACTGGCGAAACAGCAACCATCGGCGGCATAAGAGGCGGAGGCGGGGTTGCAACCGCTGCCGCTGGTGTAGCAACAACATCATCGACGTTTGATTCGATAAGTGTTACATTCGATTCGGCAAGCAAGACTTTTGACGAGGCTTAAATGGCAAAACAAGCAGTAGGAATTGGAACATCAGCTAATGATGGAACGGGTGATACCCTTCGTGCAGGTGCGGACAAGATAAACGATAACTTCGATGAGATCTACAGTGCGTTAGGTAATGGAACCACGCTTACGGATATTATCGACACAAACGGTGTTCTTGACGTTAGTCAAGGCGCGAACAAGATCGTTTTCTATTATGCAGCTTTGAGTGATCTGCCCAGCGCGTCAACATATCATGGGGCTATTGCTCATGTTCATGCGCTCGGAGGGATGTATTTTGCCCACGGCGGAGCTTGGCTACGCTTGAATGATGAGGCAAGCGGCCCTGTAACCAAATACACCGCTGGTGTGAATGGCTCTACCGCGTATACATTTACTGGTCCCGGGGCAACTTCAGGTAACAACCCGAACTTTACCTTCTACAAGGGTCACACATATTTGATTGACAATACAGCTAATGTATCAAGCCACCCTTTGCAAATCAGGACATCTAACGGTGGCTCTGCTTTTACAACAGGGGTGACAGATAATTACAATTCTACCACCGGATTGACGCAGTTCATTGTCCCGCATGAACCAAGCGATACATCTTTGGTGTATCAGTGCACTAACCATAGCGGTATGGTCGGCAATATAACAATAGTATAGTGAGCAAGTGACATGTCATTTACATACACAGAGCTACAAGACGCGATAAAGAATTTTACAGAGAATGAGGAAACTTCTTTTGTAACTAACCTGCCTGTGTTTATTCGTGGCGCGGAAGACCGTATTTTTACGCTGGTTGACTTAGAACTATTTAGGAAAAATGCTACCTCACAGTTAACAGCCAGTGACCCTTACTTAAATGTCCCTAACGATTATTTAGCACCTTTTTCTTTCCAAGTCACAACAGCTAACTATAAAGAGTTTTTGGATATTAAGGATGTAAACTTTATCCAGCGTTACTCAATAGATTATGGCAGTAACGCTGTTCCAAAATACTATGGTATTTTTGATATAGACAACTTTATTGTAGGTCCGACACCAGATCAGGCATATACAGTAGAGCTTCATTATTATTATAGACCAGCCAGCATCACGGCTGGTGCAGGTACAGGCAACACTTGGCTCAGTACCAACGCCCCCAATGCCCTTCTTTACGGTTCACTTGTAGAAGCGTATACTTACATGAAGGGTGAACAGGATATGATGCAACTGTATGAGCAAAGGTTCATGCAGGAAATACAACGCTTAAAAGATTTGGCTGAAGCTAGAGAGAATAGTGATGCCTACAGGAGAGGTCTACCTGATAGGCCACGCACTTAAACAGGAGTAAGAACGATGGCAACATCAAACGCAGCAACCAACTACCTAGAGAGAAGGGTTCTTGACTTCATATTTAAGAACAATTCACTCTCTTTTGCTACGCCAAATAACGATATCTATGTTGGCTTGGCAACTGGCTACACCGCTGGAGTTGAGGCGGACGCTGGAAAAATTATAGAAGTACAGGTGGACACAGACGATGCTAACTATACAAGGCAACAAGTCACCGCAGCGAACTGGAAGCAGTCAACAACAACCTTGGCGGTTGCTCTAACAAACAGCGCAACATCAATAATATTAACAGACGCAGAAGCATTCCCTACTAGCGGAAATATTGTTATTGATGATGAAGTCATTACCTATGCTGGCAAAGGATCAAGCACAGTTACCGCGACTGTAAACGGTGCTGTTAGTTCATCAACCGCTGTAACAGTTGATGGAAATAGCGGCACAATAGTTGTCGGTCAGGTTGTTACTGGCACGGGCATATCTGGAACCATTAGGGTGGCTACAGTAAATAGTCAGACTAGCATTGTTTTAAGTTCAGCAGTTTCGCTCAGTGATGATGTGGCTCTAAACTTTGACGGGTCAAATATTCTTACAGGTGCCACACGGGGAGCGCACAACGTGCGAGGACTAAGCACTGCCGCCGCGCACAGTGCGTCAGCAGTTGTTGTTTGTGATACTCAGAGAGTGATTAACGACAATAATATTGAGTACGCAGCCGCCGCTGGAACAGCATCTACTTATACGGTTACTGCGGCTTTCGTTGCAGACAAGAATATTGCTACAGCCCTTGTGAACGGCGCGGTTAGCTCATCAGCTAACGTGGCGGTTGACACAAACAACGGAACAATCGTTGTAGGCGATATTGTCACTGGCACCGGAATTAGCGGTTTTGTGCGAGTAGCCACAGTAAATAGCCAGACCAGTATTGTTCTGGATACTGCTGTGTCAATTTCAGACAATGTGGTCTTAACCTTTGACGGTTCCAACAAGCTGTTTATTGGAGAATTGGACGCAAGTAAGACGATAGCAGTTGGAGATATATTCCGTATTAACGCAGGGAACTTGTCAATCGAGTTGAAGTAATGACTCTTGTACTTAAAGATCGCGTCAAAGAGACGACCACAACCACAGGCACTGGCACATATACATTAGCTGGTGCAATAACTGGGTTTGAGGCTTTTTCCGAAATAGGGAATGGCAACACCACCTATTATGGTTGTTCTGACGGCACGAACTTTGAGGTTGGCATTGGAACATATACCTTGTCTGGTACAACACTGGCTAGGACTACGATCTTAGAAAGCAGTAGCACAAAGATTACAGCACTCGTAAACGGCGCTGTGAGCGCCTCTACAGCCGTTACAGTTGATAATGTCTCTGGAGGTACTCTAACTGTGGGACAGCGCGTCAGAGGGACAGGAATCTCCGGCGTTGTGACTATTGCTACGGTGAATAGCCAGACAAGTATTGCTTTAAGTACAGCAGTCACTTTGGCAGATAATGTGTCGCTTACAATTGGTGATGAAAAGATAAGCTGGTCTTCAGGAACCAGAACAATATTTTGCACGTTGCCAGCAGAAAAAATGATCTTTAACGATGCTAGCGGTAATGCAGTAAACTTCACGGAACAAGACCCAAATGCGCTAGCATTTGCGATAGCGTTAGGATAGAAAAATGGCAAACGAATTTAAAACATTTTCGGCGCAAAATATTGACACCTCCTCAACGGGCAAAACGACCTTATATACTTGTCCAAGTTCTACAGAGACGACAATTATCGGCCTTAACATTGCTAACATCTTATCTGTTTCCATAACTGTTACGGTTGAATTCTATGATGGCGGAGCGGGGTCTGCGTCTAATTTAAGACACATTGTGAAAGACACAATTGTACCTGTGGGTTCATCACTTGTTGTCGTTGGAGGCGACCAAAAAATTGTTATGAACGCTACAGATGTCTTGAAGGTATACGCATCACAAGACAATTCCTGTGACGCAGTTCTGAGTGTGTTGGAGATTACCTAATGGCACTTAGCACTATTGGCATTAATCAGGTGACTGATCAAGTTTTGACTCACCGAAATCTGATCATCAACGGTGCAATGCAGGTTTGGCAAAGAGCCACCGCAGCTACTGCGGCTAACAACAGCTATTCAACTGTTGATAGGTGGGCTTTTGGTGAAAGTACAGACGGTGCTTACACATCTGAACGGTCAACTGATACACCCACAGGGACAGGATATTCAATAAAAGCACAAGTTACAACGGCTGATACAAGTCTTGCTGCTAGTCAATACGCTTATATCTGGCATTCAATTGAAGCACAAAATTTACAAAGTCTATTATATGGAACGGCATCTGCTAAAACTCTTACTTTGTCGTTTTGGGTAAAATCTAGCAAAACTGGAACTTACTCTATTGTTATAAGAAAAAATGACAGCACACTTTATGCTTTTACACATGACTATTCTATTAGTAGTGCTAACACATGGGAAAAGAAAATCATTACTATAAGCCCTACGGCTGGCAGTACATCATTTATCACCGCTTCTGCTGGTGCAATAGCCAATGATAATGGATTAGGATTTGAGGTAATATTTGCCCTTGGTCAAGGTTCCAATTTCGCTATAGGAACAAGCAACACTTGGTCAAGCAATTCAAACACATATGCATCATCGAACCAAGTCAACTGGATGGATAGCACAAGTAATAACTTTTACTTATCTCAAGTACAGCTTGAAGTCGGAGATACAGCCACGCCGTTTGAGCATGAGGACTACGCAACTACGTTAGAAAAATGCAGAAGGTACTTTCAGTCCGATTCTTGTCATCTAGGTTACAATCTTGGTTCTGGAAATTACACTGTTGCAAGTTCTGGTACAGTGCAGTTTACACCTAAAATGAGAGCCACGCCAACAGTAACAGGAACTCTTAGTGCGCAATCTGGGAATGGCGGCACACTTGCTTTAGCCTCTACAAGTTCAAACAACGTACACGTTTATAATAGTGCTAATAACTGGTCTGCTAGTCAGGGAATTTTTGTAAATGATTTTAAAGCAGATGCGGAGTTATAAAATGGTTATTATTAATGCAAAGTATTTTCAAGGAATAATTATTGATAAGGATGATGGTTCTGTATCTGCTGATGGAATTAATGAAGGAGTTGTAGCCAGTATTGATGGCGTGACCATGCACGTTCCACTTGACCCAGTCAACCGTCACTACGCAGAAATCATGCGTCAAGTAGCGGCTGGCACTTTAACCATAGAGGATGCAGATTAATGGCATATCTTGGGCCACCACCATCACAGAAACTAGCAACCCCTACTAGCCAGTATTTTAGTGGGAACGGTTCTGCTACAGCATTTACATTGAACCGTCCGGTTAATGTGGCTGAAGACCTGAACGTGTTTGTGAATAACGTGGCTCAACAGCCGGGTGCTGGGAAGTCTTACACTGCCACAGGAACCACACTAACATTTGATGCAGCACCTGACGCTGGTACAAACAATGTATATGTTGTCTACCGAGGACTGTCAGAGGGGACATTGCGATTAGAGCAAGACCCTAACTCTGGTATAACAGCCACCACTGGT